GTGGGTAGAAACTGCTGGCGAGCCAGCTTGAGAGAACGCTACTGGATTGGACATGATTTTTCGTTTATTGAAGTTTGGAAAGGGCAGCGGTCAATTGCTTACCCAAGATCATCACTTCGGGGCGTGGGTCGTCAACGCTTGCCAAAGTGTTACCCGAAGAGATGGCGACGACTAGATCGTCCGGCAGTGCCTGCTTGCGCTTTTTGAGCGCCTTTTCAGCCTTGGCCGGAGAGATTATCGAAGTCTCCATCACCTCAGATTCTGTCAGACCGTACGCAAACAAAGCAACCTTAGCCTTGTCTTCGTCAGTCCATTGTCTGATGGCACGTTTGGCCACCAGCTTGTAGTCGGGGAGTCTTGCGCCTGAGTCAAGCATCTGCAACGCTAAGGCTCGCAAGTCAGTGATCCACTGCTCAAGCATATCAGCATTCTTTAAATACGCGCTGATTGTGGGCGCGTCCAAGTCGTCAAGGCTGGTCTTCAAAGCGCGGTCTACTGCGCCGGTCATCTGTGGGCAGATGGGCTTGGCCGCGCACCAACGGCAGTGGTCGCCGATCTTTAGTTCAGCATTCGGTTGTTGCGCCAGCTTGACTGCTTTTACCAAGTCTTTTTCAAACTTAGCAATGCGAGCGGGCGTGGTCACCCAGCGCTTGACTTGGGGTGGCTGGACAATCACCATCTCAATCTCATCAACACCATCAAACGCCCACTTGGTTTCTTCGGTACGCATGGCCGCCGCGGCGTAGAACATCAGTTGCGGATTCTCTTCTACCTCTACAGCAACACCGTCGCCAAACTTCCAATCAAGAACAACAGCGCGTTTGCCAATACGACCGATGAGATCAGTGCTACCAAACACGTCAGGTAGTAAGTCGCCAAAGCCAACGCGTGTTTCAGCTTCAATTTCCATCTCCTTGTTGGGGTCGATCACGTCCAGCGCCGCAAGGGCTGGCACCAGCTTGTTGTCGATCAATTCAAGCGTGAGCACTTGGTCGTTGTACTTGGTGTGCAAAAACTCTTCGGGGTGTTTGTCCGACATCACGATCTCAGCGATGACGTTGTGCAACAGCGTACCCTCGTCGGCGTACTTGTTGCTGGGCTGGGGTGGCATCTTCTGCACTAGCGCCACACTGCCTGGGCAGTTCATAACGCGCTTGGCGGTTGAGCCGCCGACAATATTACTGTGGTTCACTGAACTCTCCTTTAATTGATTGAGACTGAACTATAGCATAGAAAATAAAACTGTGCTAAACTTTTTGACATGAGAGAAAAAATAGTTGAAAATCATTTCGTATGGGCGGTTGAGCGCATTGGTGGCAAGACGTACAAGTTCACGTCACCAGGTCGCAAAGGCGTCGCTGACAGGATCGCGTGTCTGCCTGACGGCAGTACATGGTTTGTGGAATTGAAGACCAAGGGTGGCAGGCTGTCGGTGTTGCAAAAGATGTTCATGTCGGACATGGCTTTGCTGAAACAGAACTACGCGTGTTTATGGACAACGGAGCAAGTCGATGAGTGGATTAAAAGTACTTAACCTTTACGCGGGTATCGGTGGAAACCGCCGCCTGTGGGATGGGTGTGAGGTGACGGCGGTTGAATACTCGCCCGAAATCGCCAAAGTGTATGCACAGCTATACCCGCAAGACACGGTTGTGGTTGGCGACGCTGTTGCGTATTTAGAAACGCATTACGCTGAGTTTGACTTTATATGGGCCAGCCCGCCTTGCCAAGTCACGGCCAATACCGTCACAACGTAGGTGTGATCGGCAAAGGCTTTGCGCCCATCATGCCTGACATGACGCTGTACGCGCAGATAGTGTTTTTGCAACATTACGCCAAAGGTAAGTGGGTCATTGAAAACGTCAAGCCCTATTACGCGCCATTGCTCAAGCCCACGTTTGAAATGCAACGCCATCTTTTTTGGTCAAACTTTGACGTGCCCCCACGCAGATTTGAAAAAGCCGACATCCGCCACAAGAACAAGATTTCTGACTTTGACGGCCACGAAGTAGTTGCCGCCAGCAAGATACCAAACAAGCGCCAGGCGTTGCGTAACTGCGTTGATGCTGATCTTGGTTTGCATATTTTTAGTAGCGCATATGCAACTTAGACCCTATCAAGATGAAGCGGCTGACTTCTTGTATGAGCGCAACCGAGCCATGATCTTGGCACCTGTCGGCGCTGGCAAGACGGCCATCACCCTCACAGCCATGCAAGACATGCTGGCCAATGGTGTGGCCAAGCGGTTCCTTGTCCTTGCACCCAAGCGCGTCTGCACCGACGTGTGGCCAGTTGAGCAACCCAAGTGGGCACCCGACGTGCCGTTGGCCGTGGCGGTGGGCACACCTAAGCAGCGAGGCGCGGCGTTGCGTTCTGACGCGCAAATTGTGGTCAGCAACTACGACAACATCCAATGGCTGGCCGAGCAGACGTTGGACTTTGACGGCATTGTGTTTGACGAACTGACGCGCTTGAAGAACCCCAGCGGCACACGTTTCAAGGCGCTGATGAAGGTGCTCGACCCCATGACCGTGCGATGGGGCTTGACCGGTAGCTTCACCAGCAACGGCTTGGAAGATGTCTTTGGCCAGTGCAAGATTGTTGACCAGGCGTTGCTTGGCCGCTCCAAAGGCGCGTTCATGCAACAGTATTTTGTGCTGATCAATAAAGACTTTGGCGAGTGGGCACCACGTGTTGGATCGCTGGCCAAGGTCATGGAGCGCATCAAGCCTGCGACCTACGTCTTGGATGCTGGCGACTACAAAGACAAGCTGCCGCCCCTGCACGTCGTCGAGGTGCGGTGCGACCTAGACGACCGCGAGCCTTACGAGAAGATGAAAAAGGACTTCCAAGCGCTGGACGTCACCGCGATAAATGCGGGTGTGGTAACCGGCAAACTGCAACAGATGGCCAGCGGGTTCGTGTACGACACACGTAGAACTGCCTCCGAAATACCCGGTAGGTTCGATTCTACGCAGACCGCCGCATGGTTTAGCGCTCACAAATTTGACCGACTTGAGGAGTTACTAGATGAGAACCAACACGCCAACACCATCTTGGTCTACCAGTACCAAGAAGAACTGGCAGAACTCAAACGCCGATTTAACGTCACAACGCTGGACGATACTGACGCGATCACGCGATGGAATGACGGTAATGTACGACTGCTTGCCGTTCACCCTAAGTCAGCAGGCCACGGCCTCAACCTTCAGTTTGGGGGCTGTCACATGGTGTTTCTGTCCTTGCCGTGGAGTTTGGAGTTGTACGAACAGACCGTTGGCCGTCTGCACCGCTCAGGTCAAGCACACGCTGTGTGGGTGTACGTGATGATGACCAACAAAACTATTGATGAAAAAATTTGGGGTGCGTTGCATGACAAGCGCGCCGTATCGGATATTGCAATGGAGGAACTGAAGTGAGATTAAATAACTGGAAGACGCAACTCAGGGCTGAGAAGTCTATCAACAAAATATACCAACGCGACTTCAACGCCGCTTGGCGTAAGTTGAACAAGAGCATGAAAACAATCAAACAACTGGAGGAAAAAATTGCAACTCACCTGGCGACAATTGAACAAAGAACTTAAAACTTTTGACGAAGAAGAGGTTTTGGACATGCTGACCCATGAGCGACGCAACGCCAAGCGCGTGGCGGTGTTGGAGCGCCTGCACCAACGCTACACCGTGCTGCGGGCATCGCGTGAACGTATTGAACTTTTACAAGAGGCTAAACAACCATGAGATATTTTCTTTTCTTACTTTTAAGCGGCTGCGCTGCAGGATCATCTTGGAACGCCAGTTTGTTGGACGGCGCGCCAAGCGAAACCGCGCAACAAAAGTTGACCTTGGACAAGGACATTCAGGCCATGAGCCGCAACGAGGTGATCTTGGCCGTGCAGGAATGCGAAGTCTCTGGCCTTCGCGCCGTGATGATCATGGCCAAGCGCAAGATCAATAACCACACAGCAGACGTCGTTGTTGACGTGACTTGCGCCCCTAAGTACAGGTACTGATATGACATTCAGAGAGACAACAGTCAAATACATCAAAGATATTCTTAGACCAAAGACTATCTACGAAGTAATCCATACCGAACTACAAGAAGCATACCTACGCAAGTTGGAAGCCGAGACTGCCGCTGAGTATGCAGATGCCGCTATCAAATACAACAGTCGCCGAATCGAAAGGTTAAAGCAACGTCTGTTTGAACACGCGGAGGACACATGACACAAGATGAAATTAACAAAGCGTTTGATGAAGAGTACATCAAATACCGTGACGCATTTCCCAAAGACTACGACATACCAGCCTTGGCACAGACGCAAGAGCCTTTGATTGGTTGTGTAAACCACGATTGTGACAAGTGCCAAGCGCAGAAGGCGTGTGTTTATTGTGGTCAGCTTGTCGCTAAGGAGAAGAACACATGATTGACCGACTAATTCTCAGTGCTGTGCTAGGCACAGTGGGGTTCAATGGTTTATTCCCAGATCCACCGCCGCCCCTGACGTTAAAACAAAAGGCGAAAGAGCGGTCGATCAGCGAAATGTGCGATAGAAAGTCCAAAAGCAAGACAGCCAAGGATCTGTGCAAGCGTTGGAAGGAGCAACAGAATGCTTAAGCATATAAGAACATTTTTTGGCAGGACTAAAAACAAAACAAACATTGTCGAGCAGGGGTCGGCGTGGTACTGCACCGAGTGCAGGCTGGTGTTCTTAACTAAGCAAGCTGGCGACAAGCACAGTTGTGAGTACAGATTTCAAGACACAATTGTAAGGATGAGAAAAGATGCTGAAACCGAAACGTGAACTGACCAAGAACGGGAGGTCTATCACCGTTAAAGTAACACAGAGCGAGTACGACGAATGGGTGAAACTCGGTAAAGGTAAATGGTTGAGGTCGTTTTTGAAAGACAGCAGATTTGAAAGGAAAGCAAATGCCCGCGTTTGAAACATGGAGCCAGGAGAACTTGGCCAAGTTTGCTGTTGAAGCCTACGCCAAGATGCAAGAGCAGCAAGACCACATTGAACAATTGCAAAATGATTTGAAAGACGCCATCAAAGCATACAGGGAGCTATTGAAATGAATTACACCGACTACGAAACACAACGCGCAATTTTGATTGAATACTTACACGTAATGATTGCGCGGTGCGATTGGCACGGCGTAGCAGACGTGGCTATGGACTTGCGCGAACTTGAGGCTGAAAATAAATGATTGCAACCATATTTGCCCTGGCTATTGGAGCCATCATTGGCGCGGGAACACTGATTATTTTTGTTATCGTGTTGGCACACGTTCAAAGTGAGGACAATCTATCAGATTGGAGAAGTTGCCGCCCCAACGATTCTTTGGATACAGCGACTCCCAGTACGCCCCAAGAGGCGCAAGAATCGCCTTATCCCAAATAATCTTGCCGTCTTTGAAAAAATTCAAGTCTATGGCGCAGCGTTTCAAGTGGATGCTGTTCATAGTCTTGGAGCGGCCAGTTTTGAAGTAGATGGCCTGCTGTTCGGGGGTACGCGCCAGTTCACCGCCGGTCACCACAAAGCCTTGGTCAGTGGCGTATTGGATCAGTTTGCAGGCATCCAATAGGAATGCAGCTTGTTCAGTGCTTAAGCTCATTTTCTGCCTTTCATTTCAGCTAATTTCTCAATGGTTCTACCGCCAAAGTAAGCGCCCATGATCAGCATACCCCACTGCCCAAGCAACTGGACGTAAGACTCATTTGCATTTAAACCAAATGCGCTCATCATGGCAAACAGGAAATAGCCAAAGAAAATGGCGATCAGGCTCATGGGTCGGATGTTTTTGGATAGCCAAGAATCGCTGTTCATGTCCGCTTCCCAGCGGTCTGTAATGTTGTCGGCGTCGTTCTGCGCGGCCTTGGCAAACAGTTCCAGTTCAGCTAACTCTAGCTTGGCCTTTTCAATACCTAGTTCGAGAAGCTTTTCCTCATGTTCAAATTGCAACTGGCGCAGCTTGCTGACATCTTCAGGCGTTGGGTTGTCGGGGATCTTCACGCCAAGCGTGTTTTCAACCACCTCTTTGCCTTTGGCTTGGATGGCGCTAGACAGTAGGGTAAGCCCGTTTTGGGCAAGACTACCGAGGAGGGACGCTACTATTGGAATCATCTCTTTTTTCCTTTTCAACTTGTCTACGCAACTTTTCCATCTTTTCAATCTGTATCTTGGCTTCGTGCTTTGTTTGCTGCACGTCCATATACAACATCCCAATTAAAGGTAGCAACAATACTACAAGGACACAAGCTGCTATCCACCCCACAACTATCTCCCAATCCTGTACAAGAGGCCGAGGAGCAACCACATATATAGGAGGAATAGGAAAGTCGCTAGTAGATACGCTTGCCTTTCTTTTAGGAGCCGCTCCTTTTCCTTGCGTTGCCATGATTCATCATCTCGTTTCTTCCTTGCCTTATCCTGCTCTATTTTGATGACATCCCGCATTTCAAACACTTTTGAGTACAAGGCTCCCATCTCTTTGGGCGCGCCGTATACCATCGCCTCTCTTATCTCCGTTTCCAACAGCGCCATCTGGTCTTGAGCCATTACCCGTTTTAGGGCGGCTTCCATCAGGTTAGCGTCGGGGTCGTAGACTGTTTTGCTCTTCTCTTCCTCTTCCCTTATGTGCTCAGCAAGCTGTTCTTGCAACTTAAAGAATTGGGACAACTGAGTAACGATGTCTGCCATGACTTGGGTTTCGTCAACGGCAACGTAGGCTTCCTTCTTTTTCGCCACAGACTTTGGGCTTGAGGGGGGCGCTGTTCCGAAGAGCTTTGCCCAGAATCCTCTGTCTGCTCTGACGTCTGAGGCAACTTCATCGACAGTTTTCTTGATTTCCATGAAAGACGTTTTAGCGTCCTTATAGAGTTTGCATCCTTGTTTGATGGCGGCAACGCAAGCGTTGGCAGCAAAAAGAATGCTGAGGGGATCAATTTACAGCCCCAAGATTTTTTTGACAAGCTCTCCAGCAAAGCCTGGGCCAAGCAACACGGCAGCAATTAACACGTAAAGCAAATACTCAATCCGCGTCATGCGCTTGTCGCCGTCGACAAAAGACTTCTCAATGGCCGCGTAGCGTTCGGCGCAGACTGCTTCGTGAACGGCTATCTTTGTGGGTGTATCGTCGCTCATGGTTTGTCTGGTCCAAAGCCTCTAATTTCAACTCTCAAGGGTTCATTCAACGCGTTCTGGTTTTGGCCACCAACTAATTTATTGCGGATGGCTTCACGGGTTTTAGGGCCTTGGCCACCAGCAGACGTTGGGCGAGGCGCGCGCAAGTTCTCTTCCAAAGTAGAAAGCAAGTCGAGCATCTGATCACGCCTGACGCCCGCGTCAAATTTGGCTTGCTCATTGGCCGCGCGTTGCGCGATCTCATCAAACATTGCTGCTTTTTCACGGGCCTTGGTGTAGGCTTCAGCAATCCACTTGCGATCCATCATTTTTTGAGCGATGGCTTTATCGTCCAGCTTGTTGTAGCCAGTACCCAACTGTTTAATGTCAACAGTTGCTTTGTTCCATGCAACTCTTTCATCTGCGGTCAAATCAAACAACTTGCCTGCGGTGACTTTCTTGGCCGCTTCATCAAGCGACGATAGCTTCTGAAATGTCTCAGGTGTTGCGCCCTTAATGCCTTGGCTAGCTTCACGCATACGGTTTGTGACCGGGTCAAAGTCAAGAATGACTTCACGGCTGGCTGGCTTACGGGCGGCAGCTTCAGCAGCGGCTTGTTGTGCTTCAGCTTGTTGACCTAAAGTGCGAGACATACTAGCGCGGCGCGCGTCTTCAGTACGCAAAGCATTGATAGTGCCTTCAGCACTGGGCGCGGCTAACTGAGGTTGGGTAGTTTGTACGCCGGTTCTGATTTCAGGCCCTGGACGGGTCATGATGAAGTTAGGGCGGCTAAACGCCTGCGCGGCAGTGATTGGTGAGCCGTCTTGAGCGTAGCCCACAATTTCGCTAGGCTCGACCAACGCATTGCGTGGGTCAAACGGCACAACCGCTTGGTTTTGCGGAATAGGTGTAGAGGCTGCGGCAAGCTGATTGGTAGGAATGCGGAAGTCTTGTAGTTTCAAACCGGCTTGGTAACCAGGCGACGCCATGCGTTTAGCAGCCAACGCGCCACCAAACTCACCTAAAGCACTACCCGCCAAGCCACCAACAATTGATCCTGTTAAACCAAACTGTGAACCGATCAACGCGCCGCCACCGCCTGCTACGCCAGACCGGCTAAGACGTGGTGCATCGTAAAACTTTGACGCTGCTTTAGTATCAAACACATCAGGGAAGTTGCCCGCAATCTTGCCAAGCGACGCAATGTCGCCGGTCAGCGCGCTATCTTTAGCTGTTATGCGGGCCAGCTTGGACACATCCACCATGCCGGTGTTGAAGTCTGTTGCACCTTCATACGCATACGTGCGGGCCATCTTCTGACGCGCATCGCGGAATTCACCCAGTAATTTTGGATTGAAAATGCTGTTGTCAATCATTGACTCTAGCTCTGTTGCCACTTTCAAATTGGTGTCAGCAATATCTAACGCTTCAGTAGTGGCAGACTTATTGTTGTACGTTTTGCGCGCGCGTTCCCGCAAAACACTAATGTTTTTTAGCAATGCCTCGCCGGTTAAACCAGTTTGTGTTTTAGCAATTGCGTCGTCAACAATTTTGCTAATTGCAGGTGCGTATTCTTTAGCGCCAATAACATCTAAGTCTGTACGAATGTCTTCTAGCCGCTGAATCATTGCGTTATCAGCTTGTTGAATAGGCAATTGTTTAACTTGTTCGTAAGGACCAGCTAACTGTGCGCGGGCTTTATTAAACGCGGCGCGGCCGTTAAGTTGCGCGGTTGCATCAAGGCCCATCTCGTTCTTTGCAATTTCAGCAACGCGAGGTTTGTTAGCCGCCGCCAATGCTTCAGGGCCGCGAGGGCCAGCGGCGGCAGACAAAAATCGAGTTGAGACTGAAGGATCAATATCTGCGGGGTTAATTGCAATCTTTAACCGTTGGGCTTCAGCAGCCGCGTCCAACTGGGGTGCCTTGGCGTAAGACTCGGCTGACCGGCGCTCACGGCCTTTTTGAAGCATTGGTTCAAACGGCAATTGCACACCGGCTTTAATATCTTGAACTACAGGTGCCACAGCTTCTGTAACAGCCCTAGCTACTGGCGGTATGACTTTGGGCGCGGTCAGTGTGGCTGTCGCGATATAGCTTTCAACGTCTGCCTCTGGCAGGCCGGTCTGCTGGGAAATCCACTTGGCACCCTTTTGAAAGTTCTGGCCAATAAACTCAGTTATTTGGCGTCCAGCTTCTTGTTTGTATTCAGGTGTTTCAGTAACGCCAAATGCTTTGCCAAACGGTTTATCAACCGCGCTTACAAGCCCTTGTGTGACGGCTTGTGCTTCTTCAGGTGAGCGACCCACACGCGCAAACGGGTACGCAAGGTACTGCGCTGCGCCAGGGATGACGCCGCCCAACGTTACGTCAGCCAAAGACGCGGCAGATCGACCAAATCGTGTCAGCGCGCTAGGTGCTTGACGTGAGCTTGGTATGCCCGATGATTGACTTGGTATAAGATCATCATACCCAGAAACAGTTTTAACGGGAATTAGATCTTCATATCCGGCAGCCATTTAAAACTCCTGACCGGTGTTTTGCTTGAACCGTTGGCGCACGGCAGCAGGAGGCGCGCCCGCAGCAATCGCTGCTTGTGCGGCTGCGCGCTCTTGTGCCAAACTTGGCGCAGCGGATGGCGCAGCGCGGCTTTGACCAGGGATTTGATCTACTGCACTGACGCCATATTTTTTAAGCGCGGGGCTTTCAAACAAAGATTTACTGCCTGCGCCAGCGTACCAAGCATCCTCAGCACCTTCAAATGTTTTATTCTTTTCGCGCCAAGCCGCGTAAAAATTACGCTGCTCAAGATCGCGCTGGAGTTGAGCTTTGGCCACGTTAAGCACAAACTTGTTGGCTTCTTTGGTATTGCCCAATTGAGCGCCAGTCGCAGTAATGCGTTGCGCGTCCGATTCTGTTTGAGGGCCTTTTTGTTCCAACTGACGTTGCAAGACCGCAGCGTTGGCACTGGCCAAAAAGGTTTGCGCGTCTGTGGCATAGTTTTGTGCGTCTTGAACGCCAAGCGCACCCAAAACCCTAGCGCCTGCGGCTTTTGTTTCGGTTCCAAAGCCAGTATCAAAACCTTTATCTAGGATAGCAAGGTTGCTTTCAATTGCGGGTAATGATCTTGTGGCAACTGCTGCTTGTGCTTTTATGTTCTTAAAGTCATCAATTAAAAGTTCGCCGTACTTAATCTTCTCAGCTTTTTCTTGCGGGCCGTAGGACACTTTTGGCGCGCCTTTTTCAGCAACTTGCATTTTTTGCGCTTGAACAGCAGCAGGCAACGGAACGTCGGGTAAGGAGGCAAGCGTTGTGACTTGCTTAGAAAACGGCGCTGTTTGCAATACGTCAGTTTGGCCGTATCGGTTAACTTGTGAAATTGTTGGCTTCAACTCACTTGCACTTGCACCTTGGCTGGCCATAAACGATGTTCGTTCACTAACGGGCATAGCCAAAAGTCGATCGGCACCCGCAGCCATTTGCGCCTTTTCAGCGTCAGTAAACAGATCGTTAGCCATCAAGTCTTCTTTATACGCCGTAATGTTGGCGTCAGAAGGATTTTGACTTGTGTCACGCAGTGCTTGCGCGACAAATTTTCTTCTAGCCTCTTGGACTTCAAATTTAGTTTTCTTTTGTGCCAAGGCCGCCGTCTCAGCGTCGCTTAAGGATTTTTCATAAGCTAAGCCAGTTTTGCCAAATTTTCTAAGCCCCATTCGCCCTTCGGGAGTAGACAAATTAGCCTTGCTCAAATAATTACGTGTACCCTCTTCTTCCTCACGGGCGCGCGCATACTCATCCATTTTTAGCGCGTTCATTCGGCTTTCTTGATCAGCCTGTTTGAATTTCATGGCTGTTGTCAACGCGTTTATCGGCGAAAACTGCGCCATGTCAATTTGTACTGGCTTTGCGCCAAGAATAATGCTGGGGTCAAGTGGCATTTTCGTTCCTCAAGGGGAATAGGGGAATAGGGGTACGCTGGGTCGGTTCATATAGTCGCCCAACAACTTATTTTGCTGGTACATACCATACAAGTTCAAGCCTTGGCTTATGCCGCCGGTAATTGCGTTTGCTGTACCAATTTGCCCCGCCGCTCTTGCGTTGGCCGCACCAGTAAGTGCATTGATCTGACCAGCGCCTTGAGTCCCATAAATGTTGGTCAAGTTGCCGCCGTAATTACCGTAAGCACTTTGACGCGCGGCGCTAGACGCGCCCATTGCACCTGATGCAGCGCTACCGTAATTTCCATAGGCAGCAGATGTTCCCGCACCTAAGTTTGAGGCAATATTGCCTGCTGCGCTGCCATAACCAGCAGCAGCAGCGCTTGTGCCAGCGCCATACGCTTGTTGCGCCTGCGCGCTGCCAGCGCCCAAGGTACCCGCAGCGGCGGCTTGACCCGCAGCGGCGGCTTGACCCACCCCTTGCAACGCTTGCAATGCGCTTAACTGATTTCCACGTTCCGTAGTGAAACGATTAAATGCGTTGCCGTATTCTTGAGCTTGAAAGGCTTTATTAGCCATGAAACGGTTGTACGCGTTGCCGTACTCTTGCGAACCCATAGCCTGCCCGTACTCAGCCGCCGCTTTAAGCGCAGCGCCGGACTGCAACCCACCTCTGGCCGCAGTCGAGCGCTCAATGGCTTTTTGACCTTCAGCCAAGCGAAACGCGTAGCCAGGGTCTTGCTCCATGTCTTTAGCAGTAAACTGCTCAAACAGTGTCTTAGGATCAAACCCCTTAAGTTCAAACGAGGCGGCGGCAGATCCATAACCTGGCGCTCTAGAGTTGCCACCCAAACCTAGCAATTCCAGCAAACGGGTTTGGCCTGTTTCGCCAGCTTCTTTGTATGAACTTAGATTTGCAACTTGCTTGTCAAACGCGTCTTTTTGCGCGGCAAGCGTTTTATCAAGCGCTTCTTTTTGTGCACTAAGTTGTTGTCGCAACGCATCGGAGGCAAAAATGTTGCCGTTATCCGCAGCTTGTTTTTGCGCCGCAAGAGTATCTCTAAGAGTGCGTTCTTGTGCAAGGAGTTGAAATTCAAGCGCGCGATTATCAGCCGCAAGTTGTTTGTCCAACGCGTCTTTTTGAGCAACAATTTGCTTTTCAGCAATTTGCAAAGATACTTCGCTTGATTGTGCGGCGGCGGCGGCTTGTGTGTCCGCAGCGCTTGAAGCGGCATCTGCTGAAATAAAACTACCAAGTACTGTTGCGCCAGCTATCCATCCTGCCATAGTTTTTCTCCTTACACCAAAGCGCCAAAATTAACGCTTAATAGTGCTCTGTTGTCAACAAAAAATTTATCGCTTACCTTGCCAAATTGATATTCAATTTTTGCTTTTTGTTCTTCACTTCTGCTATCAGCCAATCCATATTCAGGAACAACATACAGCCGGTCTTCAAGAACCGCAAGGTCGGTGCAGTCGTCAGGGTTGTCGTAAACGTCCACCCAAACTACTTCTTCATCAAAAACGCGGCCCGCGCGTTGCATTCCTGCGCTGGCTTCAAATTCAAGTGGCGCGGTAAGAACTTTAACACCATTATCCATGTTTACGGCAATTTTGCCTTTTTCCAGCCGCACACGATATGGGGTTTTGTGTTCAGCCCCCGTCAGCACAACCCATGCAGGGATTGTAATTGCGCGTTCGTACACGCCGGGGAGAAACGTGTGCGTTGTAACGATGTTAGCCTGTGGCATTTTTAGCAGTTCGTTTTGAAGCGCCTTGACTTTTTTGGCCATAGGCGGCGCAAAATCAAATCCTTTGCCGTAGGTTACCGTGATCATGATGCCATTATTACCCAGTTTGTGCCGTCAGATACAAGCGTGGCCCACGCGCCTACTACGCCGGGGAGAATTGCTGTGCCAGCCGCGCCGCCAATCAAAGGCACAACATTACTTGATGCCGACACAAGAGTTTGAAGTTGCAAGTTCTTAAACGTCACTGCACGGCCACCCCATGACGACGCGGCGGGAAGCGTGACTACGCAAGTCGAGCCAGACTTGTTGTTGATGACCCAACCTTCGCTGTCGGCCAGTGTAAAGTCAGCAACTTTGGTGGCCACAGTCGTTACGGCCATACCTGTGCCGCCGTTGGCTGTAGGCAAAGCGCCTGTGACGCGGGTAGCAAGGTCAAGATTACCACTGGTGCGCGTGTCAATTGGCAAATTACCCGAAGTCTGGGTGTTAATGTCAATCGTTCCTGAAATATCGCCAGCAGTGACATTAACAGTGCCTGAAAGAGTAATTGTGCCCGTGGTAGTAACATCGCCGTTTAACACCAAGCCGCTAGTAGCACCCGTAGCAATTACTCGGCTGACTGTGCCAGCGCCTAAATTTGTCCGCGCTTGTGCTGCGTTATCTGCGCCGGTTCCACCATTAACTACCTGAGCAACACCTTGCGTTGCGCCGCCGGATATGGTGTAAAGATTGTTAAGAAAACGAAACCACTCCCGCGAAATTAAACCTGTTTGCTCGTCGAGCAGAGCTACCCGCGCAGAAGGTATTTTTGTGATGTTTGCCGTAGTGTTAGGCATTAGTTGCGCTCACTTGAAGTTCCGCACCCATAATGGCAATTTTTATCGGGTCAGTGCCCGACACCTCATACACGCGGTCACGCAATTTTAATGTCATGCCTAACCGACGCCAGATTACGCGGCGTCCCCATTCACCTGTTTTACCCATTGAGCGCCAGTGTTCGTTACTCCACGTATGACCACCATCGTCAGACCAACGCAACATAACTTGCGGGTCAATTGCGGTTGCGGTTGCACTGCTTACCTCAATTAACAATTTACCGCCGACCGCGTTAATAAACGTCAACACAAGTTGACCGCCATCTTCTTGGACTAATTCACTGCCACTTTCGGTCAGTATTACGTCGTTTGTCGCGGGGTCAACATATTCCCACACAAGAAAATCACCGTTTTCTGCAAGTAAGTCATCATTTGGGTTTGAAACATCAATGATAACTGGCGTTGTAGTGACACTTGAACTAATAGCGCCTGTCTCTGCATCAAGCTGAAGCGAATGCTGGGCGGTACGTTTAAGATCATTTGTGCCGGTCGGCAGCGCTCGCCATGACCGAAGCCACTTCTGTACCGCACCGTTGTCGGCAAACACGTCTAAATCAAACGCGTAGATGTTGCCAAGTTCATGGTCGCCCACAACGATTTCGCCGTTATACGCCATCTGGCAGTTTGAACGATGGCGGGTAAACGAGCCATTGATAAACGCTGCGCGCTCATGCCACAGTGAAGTGGCAACGTCAAACACCCAAGTGGTGTTAGCTGACGGAAAGATTAGAACGTAAAAGGCGTGGCCGTCTTGTTGGTATGTATAGGCAATGGCGTCTGAAAGGTTTCCGTACTGCTGGATTTGCCACTCTACGGCGTGTGTAGATACTCGATCAGCGGTGTAGCCGTTGGCTCGGTAGACGATGCCTTTGCCGCGCGCGTCAGCGCCCAGCCAGAAAATGCCATTGTCTAGCTTGGCAACCGAAAAGGCCGCAATACAGCCCACTTCGTTAAACGCGCCTTGAACGGGCGCTAACGGGAACGGCGATGTGCCAGCGTCGTACCAGACTTCAACTGAATTGGTTCCAAACAACCATATTTCGCGGTGATCGACAATGAGCGATACCACGCCATCAGGAGAGCCTTCAGCGCTCGCAAAATCTAACGGGTCTATGGATGTGCCATCCAGCAATTGCGTAATCCATATCCGCTGGCTGTCAGGCTCGTTAAATACAAAATATCCGTTGATGTAGCCTACAGTGACCGCACCGGGAAAGTCAGGATCAGTGATCTGCGCGAACGCTAGCGTCAGGCTGTTGTAAATGAAGCTGGGGCCGTTGCAAGCAATGAATAGCTGTGTGCCGTTGTCCACCATGCTGACGGGGCCAGACGACCCAGCTACGGGGCCAATTTCTGTGACGTTCCAAAGGCTATCAATTTTGTACAGCATTTCGCCAGACACGGCGTACCCGTACCCACCAAACTGCCATAGCCCGCGTATGGGGCCATCGCCCATGTTTGCCAAAAGACGCAAGCCCGGCGCGCGGTTTAGAAACCCTGGCTCTTTACCGCCATCGGGTATAGCCTCTGGAAACAGATTGACCATCCGCGCATCGGCGGCGTTTACCGACCGCGCAACATAAGTGCCGCCCAGAATCGGTGTTTTCATCAATAGTTACCGGCGTAGATGTTGAAACGCTGGCGTGTGGCAACAAGCGCGTAAGGCAACGACATGATGTCGTCAGGATTGTTGATGCGCTTGAGGTTGCGTTTGCTGGTCATAGCAATACGCTGCACTTGAGGGCTTGGCTCAACACCAAACTCTGGTGCGATTTCCATCGCCAAGTTGTAAGTGAACGCCCGTAGATAGCCCGGTGGAAACAGCATTTGTGTCGCCAACGTAGCGGGCTGAGTTAATTTTTCAACCGAAATGAAGTGCCACTCCAAGTCCCGTGTGGGCTTTGGATAGACCGTCATTGTGAAATTAGGGTAGGTGTTATTGACAAAAATAACTTGCGGATACGTTGAAGTCACAGTCTTGACTGCAATGCCGTCGTATTGCTGCTGGTTGATGAATTTGATACCAAACGACACGTTTGTGCCTGGGTCACGATAATAAGTTGCGTCGTCAAGCAACACTGGGCGCAAGCCCACAAAGTTACCTGTTGGGCCAAGAGTGCGAGTGATCTCGCCAGCGGGCCAAGTAAATATTTGATCTTGCGTAGAAAACACCGACAGCCGCTCGGTGTTCCACGAATCGATCATCTGATCGAGCGCAGTCAACGCGTCATTTGACATGTCTGCCGAGGGTGTTTCACCTTCGGCCAGTACACCTAGCAAGCGCAATGCTCGGTTTATTTGTTCGCCTGCGGTGTACGTTGCCATGCTTAGATTCCTTCGGTTGCTGCCTTGCGAGTATATTTGCGCTTAACTTCCAGCACGTTTACAGGAGCCGCTTCAGGTTCCGAAGGCGTGTCTGGATTGTAACGTGTCCAGCCATTTTTTTCGTCGTACTCAGCTTCAAGTTCCATTGTGGCAACTTTGCATCCGTGATCAGGGTGACTAAGATAAATGTTCATATGGAAAAAGGGGGTGATTAGCCCCCTTTTGGTTAAGCCGCGCCGTGAATGATGGAAAAATTGATAATTACTGCTTCAGAGTATGAAGTAGCGGCAGTCAAATTTCGCAACGTAATCAAAGCAGAGCCAGCAGCTAAATACGAAACGTAAGTAGTGTAAGCACCAGCAGCGCTACCAGTGGTATTACTAGAAACATTCACAATGATTGTGTCGTTAATAGAAATTGTGCTGTTAGTTAAGACAAACGACACCGCAGCGCCCGCTGCCAAAGCTGCGTCATGCATCGTAATGCGGCCAGCAGACTTATTTAAAGTCACGCCAGTTGCTTTACTTGTCAATTGCGTCACAGTGCCTTGTGCTGCGGGGCTGTAGCCAATTTCTTGGCTCGCGTAACAGGTAGTAAATTCGGGGTCGCTATACGCAACGCCTACTGCTTGAGTATTTGATGGCATGATTTTTCCTTTAATGATGGGGGCCGAAGCCCCCATTTAAATTAACCAACACGATACAAAGACCAAGCACCGTCACCAGTTTTCACCGCGCGGTAATTTTGGGCAGTACCAGCAGTGGTAACAGTCATCAAGCCTTGTGAGCCAGACGAACCGATAGACCAACCAGTATTGGTAGTGATGGTAATTACGCCGCCACCAGAACCGTTGGTATTGATCACTACAAACTCAAAGCTGCTACCAACTTTGGCGCTAGACACAACTGCGTCCAGATCAGTAGCCAAAGGCAGTGTGTATGCTGCTGCGGTTGTAGTGGGCGTGCCCAAAATAATACCGTTCAGCAATTGAGCAGTTGTCAGCGTTGCCGTGACAGTTGCCGTTGCTGGGGTAGCTTGGGTGTTCATTTGAATCTCGTTCAGATTGCCGTCACCAACTTGGTAACCGCCTGCGCCATTAGGTAATGCCATGATAATTTCCTTTAAAAATGTTACGAAGAACGGGGCCGAAGCCCCATTCGATTAGCCCCAGATGCGGCAAGCCATTTGTGGACGGATGGTACTGAAACCATACAAAACGTCAATACGGCAAGCCATACGGTCGTTGTTGATGTCGTACTGACGAACCACACGCAAGCTGATACCGTTATGAACTGCGCGAGCAGCCATGTCAACACCTTGTGGCAACAGCAAGTCGGCTGTAGCGAAGGTGATAGCGTC